ATCGGCGACCTTGTCCGGGTGGCCCTCCGAGACGGATTCGGAGGTGAAGAGATACTCGCCCTTCGCGCGCATTGTTCCTTGACACTGGAAATCGGAAATCGGGGATCGGGGGGGATATAGCGGGAGATACCGGGAAAGTGGTGCATAAACAGTGCACTAAGGAATATCGTTCCGACTCCGGCACGTAGGGGCGTTGTCATCGGAAATCGGTGGCGGCGGGCCGTTTTGCCACTCAATTCCGGAAATCTACGCCATCCTCTCAGACGCTCTCAATCCGCTCTTAGTGGCAGAAAACCGCCCGTTTCGCCGCCTTCGGCAGGGGTGGTCAATTGTGGCGTGATTGTGGCACCTCGGAATCGTCTAGACGACAGAGATCGGGCGCGGAACGAGCGGGTTTTATGCTATTGGATCAATTGGTTACGCCGCATCTGGCGGCGTCGTTCCGGCGACGGCACGGCGAAAGCGTCCATGCCGAAAGCGTATTGACCAGATTCCTATGCGGGTCATGAACGTTCCGCATCCGGCGCAGTGGTGCGGGCGGTCTCGGCGGCGGTGAGCTCGTCGTAGATCAGGAGGGTGACCTGCATCAGCCGGCGCGGGTCGGGTTCGTGGCCGGGCAGGACGACGATGCCGCGGCGGGCGAGCTCGTAGGCGCGGGCGAGGCGGTCAGGGTCGGCCTGCCAGGTCAGGCCGAGCTGATCCTGGGGCGGCGGGGAGGGTTCGGCGAGGTGGGGCGGCGGCTCGCGCATCGGCCCGCGGCCGGTGGCAAGCCACTCCAGCCTCACCCCCGTCGCCTCGGCGAGCCGAACGAGTGCCGACGCTTTCATGTCGCGCCCAGCCAGATACTTGGCCAGTGTCCCAATCGGCATCCCGGCGGTACGAGCGACCGCGCTGTTGCCCCCCGCCAACCGCACGGCCTCCCGCAGACGTGCCGCGCGCTCGCGAACGTCGCGCGACCCCACATCGGGTTCGTCGAGCGCTTGGAACACGTCGCTACGCGACCACGAATGGGCATTTTACTGCCCATTCGTTATCAAGGGGGTTGCAGGAGCATTCCCGTTCGGGATACGATCGTCGCCTGACGTCACCCATTTGGGTAGGAGCGCGACGATGCCGCTTCCCGACTGGCATCCCGAGGACATCAAGGCGGCAATCCGCAAAACGGGAATCACGCTGACGGGGCTGGCGCTCGAGAACGGGCTGGCCGAGAGCGCGGTGCGGATGACCTTGATCCGCCCCTGGCCGCGCGTGGAGGCGATCATCGCCGCCCGGCTGGGGCGGCGGCCGCAGGAGATCTGGCCCTCCCGCTACGATGCGGAGGGCAAGCCGATCGGTCGCTCCCATCACAATCGTAACCGTAGCACGGCATCCGCATCCGTGCAGCGTCAGAACGCGGAGGCGGCATGAACGGCACTACGATCGTCTCCATGCCGCTGGACCGGATCACGATCGGGGAGCGGCTGCGCGGCATCGACCCCGATTGGGTCGAGGCGATTGCACACTCGATGCACGAGCGCGGCCAGGACACGCCGATCATCGTCGGCGAGGCGGGGCCGGACGACGGGCTGCACCCGCTGATCGCGGGCGCGCACCGCGTGGAGGCGGCACGGCGGCTCGGCTGGGCCGAGATCGCGGCGATCGTCCGGGCCGAGAGCGGGCTCGCGGCGCGGCTGACCGAGATCGACGAGAACCTGATGCGGCGGGAGCTCTCGGCGCTCGACCGCGCGGTGTTCCTGGCCGAGCGCAAGGCCGTCTACGAGGCGCTGCACCCTGAGGCCGCGCGGCCTGGACCGCGCAATAAAATTGCGGACAAGCTTGTCCGCAATTTTGTTTCGTCGTTCGCGGCGGCGACCGCCGCGAAGGTCGGTCTCGATGAGCGCTCCATCCGCCGCGCGCTGGTGCGGGCGCGGCTGCCGGCCGAGGTGAGGGCGGCGATCGCCACCCACCCGATCGCCGACCGTGGCGTGGAGCTCGACCGGCTGGTCGGGCTGGGCCCCGAGCTCCAGGCGCGCGTGGTGGCAGTGCTGACGGACCCGGAGCGCCCGGCGCGCAGCGTGCAGGAGGCGCTGATCCGGCTTGAGGCGGCGGATGGGCCGGCGCCGCACGTGGTGGCGCGGCGCCAGTTCGAGCGGTTGCTCGCGGTGTGGCGGGCGGCCGGGCGTGAGGCGCGGCGCGAGTTCCTGGCCTATCTCGAGGCCGAGGGCGCGCTCGGCCGCCGCCGCGACGCGGCCTGAGCGATGGGCTGGCTCAGGATCGCGTTCGGCGGGCTGGTCGTGGCGCTCTACGCCTACGGCCTGCTGATCGGGCTCTGGATCGTCGGGCTCGCGCTCGGGGGCTGAGACCGGTGGCGGAGCAGCTTTCGCTGCTGGACTGGTCGCCGCCCCAGGCGGCGCTGGCGTTCGAGGAGCGGCGGGTGCGCGCGGCGACGCTGCATCAGCGGCTGGCCCGGGCGGTCGGGGTGGCGCTCGCGGAGTGCGGGCGGCCGCGCGCGCAGGTGGCGCGCGAGATGAGCGCGTTCCTCGGCGAGCCGGTCTCGCCGGCCATGCTGGACGCCTATGCGTCGCCGGGCCGCGACAGCCACCGGATCGGGGCGGCGCGGCTGATGGCGCTGATCCACGCCACGGGTGACCGGCGGCTGTTGCAGCTGATGGCCGAGCCGTTCGGCTGGGCGGTGATCGAGGCGCGGCACCTGGCGCTGATCGAGGCGGCGCTCCTGCGCGAGCAGGAGGACGAGATCCGGCGTCGGCGCGAGGCGCTGATGCGGCGGGCGCGCGGGTGATGCGCTGGGTGGCAGCCGCCGAGCTGGCGTCGCTCGCCCTGCCCGGGCTGCCGGCAACACGGGCCGGTCTGGCCGCGTGGGCGGCAGAGGCTGGGTGGACCGCGCCGGAGGCGGAGGGACGGACCTGGCGGCGCGGCCCGCTCGGGCTTGAGATCGCGGCCGAGGTGCTGCCGCTGGCGGCACGCGTTCGGCTCGAGGCGGACGAGGCGCCGGCCTCCGATCGCGCGGCGGAGCGCGAGGCGCTGTGGCAGGCCTTCGAGGCACTGCCGGAGGCGAAGCGCCGCGTGGCGGCCAAACGGCTTGCGGCGCTCGACGCGGTGGAGGCGCTGGTCGCGGCCGGCACGTCGCGCACCGGCGCGATGCAGACGGTGGCGGCCGAGCGCGGGATCCGGCTCTCCACACTCTATCAATGGGCGCGCACGGTTCGGGGGGTGGCGGCGGAGGACCGTCTGCCGCACCTCGCGCCGCGCCACGGCGGGGTGCGGGGCGAGCGGGCGGAGACCACGCCAGAGGCGCTGGAGTGGCTGCGCAGCGCCTGGCTCAGCCCGTCGCGGCCGACCGTCGAGCAGTGCCTGCGCGACTTGCGCGCGGTTGCGGCGCAGCGCGGCTGGCGGCTCGCGTCCGACCGGACGCTGCGGCGGCACCTGGCCGGGATCGACCGCGCGGTCGCGACCTATTGGCGCTACGGGCCGGAGGCGGCGGACCGGCTCCATCCGAGCCAGCGGCGCGACCGCACGGCGCTGCGCGCGCTGGAGGCGGTGAACGCGGACGGCCATACGCTCGATGTGTGGGCGCGCTGGCCGGACGGGACGACCGGGCGCCCGGTGCTGGTCGCGTTCCAGGACGTCTATTCGGGCAAGCTGCTGTCGTGGCGCGTCGACCGCACGGAGAACACCGACGCGTTCCGCTTGGCCTTCGGAGACCTGGTCGAGCGCTGGGGCATTCCGGACCACCTCTACGTCGACAACACGCTGGCGGCCGCCAACAAAGTGATGTCGGGCGGCGTGCGGCGCCGGTTCCGCTTCCGGGTGCGCGCCGAGGAGCCGCTCGGCATCCTGCCGCAGCTCGGGGTGGAGGTGCATTTCGTGCGCCCCTACGCCGGGCAGTCCAAGCCGATCGAGCGCGCGTTCGGCGACCTGGCCCGCGACGTGGCGCGGCACCCCGCCTTTGAGGGGGCGTGGCTCGGGCCGAACCCCGCGGAGAAGCCGCACAATGCCGGCGCGCGCGCGGTGCCGATCGCCGAGGTGCTGGCGGTGCTGGAGCAGCGGATCGCCGAGCACAACGCGCGGCCGGGCCGCAGCTCGGCGGCGTGCCGCGGACGGAGCTTCGACGCGACGTTCGCCGAATCGTATGCCCAATCGCCGATCCGGAAGGCGACGTCGCCGCAGCGGCGGCTGTTCCTGCTCGCGGCCGAGGCGGTGACGGTGCGGCGGGACGCGACGCTGCACCTGTGCGGCAACCGCTATCACGACCCGGTGCTGGTCGGGCTGATCGGCCGCCAGGTGGTGGTGCGTTTCGACCCGGACCGGCTGCACGCGCCGGTGCACGTCTACCGCGCCGACGGCGGCTATGTCTGCGCGGCGGCGTGCTGGTCGGATGCCGGGTTCGCCGACACCGAGGCGGCGCGACGGATCGCCGAGGCGAAGCGCTTGCGCCGGCGCGGGCTCAGACTCCAGGCCGAGGCGGCGCGGGTGATTCGCGCCGAGCAGCTCGCCCGTGACATCGCCTCCGCCGCCGCCGCCCCGTCGGGCCCGCCGGAAACGCGGGTCGTGCGGCCGCTGTTCGGCCGCGCCGCGGCGGCCGCCCTGCCCGTTCCCGATCCCGGCGAGGAGAGCGAGGCCGACCGGCTGCTGCGGCTGGCGTTCCGCCAGCGGCGCGCGGCGCGGCTCGCGCTGATCGACGCGACAGACACTGAGGAGGCCTCATGACGCTCGAGACACCGGCGGCCACGCCAGCCGACGAGGACCAGGTGCGCGCCCAGGCGCGCGAGTTCATGCGCGCGGAAGGCCTGTCTCAGAAGGGCTTCAGCGTGCTCTGCGGCATCCCCTACGGCACGCTCTCGGCCTGGATGGGTGGCAGCTACGCGGGGCGGGGCGAGCGCATCGCCGAGGCCGTGCTGCGCGGGATCGAGGCGCGGCGGGCGCAGCGGCGGACGCGGGCGCTGGCGCCTGCCGCGCCAGGGTTCGTGGTGACGCCCACGTCGTCGGCGATCACCGGCTGCCTCGAGCACGCGCAGCACATGCCGGATCTGGCGGTGGTGACGGGCGGGCCGGGGGTGGGCAAGACGACGGCCGCGCAGGCCTATCGCGCGCGGACTCCGAATGTCTGGCTGCTCACGGGCGAGCCGGTCCACGGCTCGCCGCGCGCGCTGCTCGAGGATCTGGCGGAGGCGCTGGGCCTCGCGGTCAGTGGCGTGTCGTCGCAGCGCCTCAGCCGGGCGATCGTGCAGCGGGTGCGCGGTACGGGCGGGCTGATCGTGGTGGACGAGGCGCAGCACCTGACGAGCACGGTGCTCGACCAGCTCCGCACGCTGCACGACCTCGCGGAGATCGGCGTGGCGCTGCTCGGCAACGAGACGGTCTATGCCCGCCTCGAGGGCGGGGCACGGGCGGCGCACTACGCGCAGCTCTACAGCCGGGTGGGGATGCGGCTGGCGCGGCCGCGGCCGCTGAGGACGGACGTGGACGCGCTGCTGGACGCTTGGTCGGTGGCGGGCCAGGCGGAGCGGGCGCTCCTGCACGCGATCGCCCGCAAGCCGGGCGGGCTGCGCGGGCTGACCAAGACACTGCGGCTGGCGCACATGCTGGCCGCGGCCGAGGAGGCAGTGGTGGGCGAGCGGCATCTGCGGCTCGCCTGGTCGCGCTACGCGGCCCAGGACGCGGTGGAGGAGGACGCGCCGCCGGCGCGGCGGGCGGCATGAGCCTGCGCGTGCGGGTCGCAGACTGCGTCGCGGCGGCTGCCGCGGTCTGGCGCGTCCTGCCGGAGGAGGTGCTGTCGCGGCGCCGCACCGCCGACGTGCTGGAGCCGCGGCAGGCGGCGATGTTGTTGTCGGCGCGGCTGACGGACCAGCCGGCGGCGCGGATCGCGGCGCGTCTGTGCCGCGACCACACGACGGTGCTGCACGGGCTGGCGCGGGCGCGCCAGCGGGCCGCCAGCGACGACGCGTTCGCCGCACGGCTGGAGGCCGCGGAGCGGCTGGCGCTGACGCTGGCAGCGCGCCGGGCCGCCCGGGGGCTGCCGTGAGGCGTGCCGACGCCCGGGTGCGCGATCCCGAGCGCTGGCGGCTCGCCTGGTGGGCCGACCAGGCGCGGGTGCAGCACGCGCAGTGGCTGATGGCGGCGCGCCGCGGCGGGGCCTGCGGCCTGCACGCCGCGGAGTGCCTGGCCCGGGCGGCGGAGGCGCGGCGGCGCCTCGCGGGCGCGCTGGCGGCGCTGAAGGAGCACGACGCGGCACGGGGCCGCGTCCGGCGGAGGAGAACGGCATGAAGACGGCGAAGCGCGCGGCGGAGCCGCGCGGGCATGTGCGTGTGGGCGAGGAGACGCGGCCTCTGGATGCGGAGACCGCGGCTCTGCTCGCCGAGGGGTGGGAGCAGAAGGAGGTGATCGCGGCCGCGGAAGAGCGGCTGCGCGAGATCAACGCCGCGCTGCTCGCGCGGCACGGCGCGGGCGCGGTGCTGGTTCTGGCCGGGGTGTGCCGCGCCACCACGGCCGCGCGGCAGAGCGTGACGGTAGAGGACGCCGAGCGCCTGAGGGCTGTGCTGGGCGACCGTTTCGACGACCTGGTGCGGAGCGAGACGACCCACCGGCCGGAGGCGCGGCTGGTGGAGATGGCGCTCTCGGGCGACGAGCCGCTGGCGCCGGCGCTGCGGGCGGCGCTGGCGATCCGCGAGAGCACGACGGTGACGTGGCGCGCGGAGCGCCGGGGAGGTGCGTCGTGAGCGCGGCGCTTCTGCTGGCGGTCGCCGCGGTCGCGTTCTCGGCCGGCGCGCTGTTCGGCGCGTGGTGGGCGGTGACGCGGCGGGGGCTGCCGTGACGCCGCGGCCCGCGCGCCAGCAGGCCGACCTGTTCGGGCTGGACGGCCGCGTGCCGGCGCAGTGGCCGGCGACCTCGGTGGCGGCGGCGGAGGCGCTGCAGCCCGATGCCAGGACGCTGCGCGCGGAGGTTCTGGCGGCGATCCGTGCCGCCGGTCCGGCGGGGCTGACGGCGGACGAGGCGGCGGCGCGGCTGAGGCGCACGCCCTTCACGACCCGTCCGCGCTGCACCGAGCTGCGCGGGCTGGGGTTGATCACGGACAGCGGCCGGCGGCGGCCGAACCGCTCCGGTCGCGCCGCGATCGTCTGGGTCGCGGTGGAGGGCTGAGCCGTGCCCGTCCCCGCGACCCGCGACCTGCTGGGCGGCCTGGACGACCCCTTCGCGCGCTTCTGGGCCGCCTATCCGAAGCGCACGCCGAACCCGCGGGCGCGCGCGGCGGCGGAGTTCGCGCGCGCGGTGCGGCGCTTCGGCGTGCGGCCCCATGAGCTGATCGAGGCGGCGCGCGCCTTCGCCGCCGAGCAGGCCCGGCTGGCGGTGCGGCCCGAGTACATCCCGCACGCGCGCACCTGGCTGGCGCAGGAGCGGTGGCGCGACTACCCGCCCTTCGCGCCCGCGGTGGAGGAGGCGGCGCCAGCGCTCGAGGTCCCGCCGGAGGTGGCGGCGCATGCGTGGTGGTCCACGGCGGGCCGGCTGGGCGTGGCGCCGCACGAGTTCCGGGCCTTCCTCGCGCCGCTGGTGGTGCGGGAGTGGCACGCCTACGAGCGGGCGACGGTGCTCGCTCCCAGCCGCTTCGTCGCCGACACGGTGCGGGCGCGGTTCCTGCCGGTGCTCGCGCGCGTGCTGGATCTGTCGGATCCGCGCTCGGTGGAGGTGCTGCCGTGACCGGCTGGTGCCTGTGCTGGTGGCTGGTGGTCGAGGCGGCCCGCATCGTCGGCTTGGGGCTGCCGCCGGAAGCGCGGCCGCGCGAGGCCTACGGCCCGTTCGGCACGCGCGAGCGTTGCGAGCTGGCGCTGGAGGCAGCGCAGGCGGCGCCGGGAGAGGCCGACTGGGCGATCGAGCGCGGGCGCTGCGAGCGCCGCGAGCGCGCCGCGGAGGCGCGGCGGTGAGCGTGCCCGCGCGTCTGGCCGCGGCGATCCATGCGTGCCGCCGCCGCGTGCCGGGGCTGGAGGACGAGGCCGCGTGGCGGGCGTTCCTGTCGCGCGTCGCCGGGCGCGACAGCTTGCGGGCGATGAGCGGGCCGGAGCTCGGCCGGGTGCTGGATGCGCTGCACGCGGCCGGGGCGCCGCGGACGCCGGGGAGCGGCGCGGCCCGGGGCGCGATCCCGCGCGACCCGCTGTCGGCCAAGGTGCGCGCGCTGTGGCTGGCGCTGGTGGAGGCCGGGGCGGTGGCGGACCGGTCGGAGCGCGGGCTGGACGCCTGGGTGGCGCGGCAGTGCGGCGTCTCGAGCCTGCGGTTCTGCGGGCCGGAGCACAAGGTGCGGCTGATCGAGGCGCTGAAGATCTGGGCGCGCCGCGTCGGCGCCGACGGATGGTAGCGGTGTCCGCGCGCGGGGCGCTGCGGACCGGGGCGCGGCGGTGGTTGCCGGCGCTGCTGCGCGAGGTGGCGGAGCGCTGCGGCGAGACCGCGGCGCTGCGGCTCGCCGAGGCCTGGGGGGGGCGCTACCTGCATGTGCCGCGACGGGTCTCGCCCGACCATCCGGTGGCCCGGAACGTTGGGCTGGACGTGCTGGCCTACCTGGTCGAGGCCTACGGCGATCTGGGGCGGATCGTGGTGCCGATGGGCCCGGCGCCGCGGCGGGCACGCTCGGAGCAGGTCGTGGCGCTGGTGGAGGCCGGGGCGAGCGCGAACGAGATCGCGGCGCGCACGGGGCTGCACGTGCGCGACGTGCACCGGTGGAGGCGGCGGCTGCGGGAGGCACGCAGTGCCGATCCGGCTTGAGCAGCGCGGCCTCTATCCGCGGGACTGGCCGGCGATCAGCCGGCGGATACGGGCGCGCGCGGGCTGGGTGTGCGAGACGCCGGGCTGCGGCGCCGCGCAGGGCGCGCCGCACCCGATCACGGGCGCGCGGGTGGTGCTGACGGTGGCGCATCTCAACCACGATCCGAGCGACTGCCGCGACGAGAACCTCCGCGCGCTGTGCCAGAGGTGTCACAATCGCTATGATGCGCCGATGCGCGCGGCGGGGCGGAGGGCGCGCTCGCGGGCGGCTCTGGGCGTTGGCGAGTTGCCCCTCACCGGCGGGAGGAGCGGAGGATGAGGAGCATCGGCGTTGCGGCTCTCGCGCTGCTCGCGGGGTGTGGCCCTACCGTGAGCGATATCCGAGCACTCGACCCGGCGGCGGAGCGGACAGTGCGCGGTGGCTATCGGGATGTGGCGCACTGCGTGGCCGACTGGCTCAGGCACGCCGTGGAGGTGACCGAGCGGGTCAGCGACCAGGAGCAGCGGGCGACGCTCAACGGAGTGTCCAGCTTCGGCTTCGCGCGCATGCCGGTCTGGGAGATCGAGCTGGTCGGGCTCGGGAGCGCCACGCGTGCCACCCTGCGCCAGAGACCCAGCCTCTGGGGCGCCGGCCCTGTCGGCTGGTTTGAGGACGCGCTGGAGCGCTGTCAGCGCGCGTGACCGCAGCGCCGCGGACAGTCTCGCGGCATTGCACGAGATGCCACCGCGCGTGCTGACGGCGTGAGACGCCGTGTCAGCCTGCCCGGCCAGGTCGGCATCGCGCATTGTCCCAACATGGAATGGGTGGCCAAGTTTCAGGGTTTGATCGGACTGACGATCTCCCTCCTGGTGAGCGCGGCGGTGGGCGCGATCGCCCTCGCGCTGCGCTCGCAGGTGCAGTCGCTGGTCGCCGACCGCGCTTCGGCCGTGGATCTCGCGCGCGTCTCCACGCAGGTGGACGACGTGGATCGCCGCGTGATGCAGATCGAGGCGCGACTCGCAACGTTCCCCACCGGCGAGCAGATCCAGCAGCTCTCGGTGCGGCTCGAGTCGCTCGCGGGCGACGTGCGGGCCACGCTGGCCCAGCTCAGCGGCACGAACGAGATGTTGCGCGCGCAGGCGCGGCGGATCGAGCTGGTGGACGAGTATCTGCGGAGGCGCGAGGCGTGAGCTGGGATGCGCATCTGGCCGAGGACCGCCGGCTGGCGCTGCTGCGGCTGCTGGACGCCGCACCCGGCTACGCCGCGAACGACAGCCTGCTGCACGCCGCGCTGGAGCGCATTGGCCACACGATCGCGCGCGACGTGATCCGCACCGACGCGGCCTGGCTCGCCGAGCAGGGGCTCGTGCGCACCGAGACCGTGCACGGCGTGCTGGTGGTGACGATCACCGGTCGCGGCCAGGACGTGGCGCGCGGCCGCGCGATCGTGCCGGGGGTCAAGCGCCCGCGGCCGGGGGACTGAGATGGGGCGGCGCTCGGCCGTGGCGCGGCTCGATCCCCGCATCCGCGCGGCGGTGGACGCCGCGCTGCGCGAGGGCCGCGCGACGATCGACGAGCTGGTGGCGCTGATCCAATCGCACGGCGCCTCGGTCTCGCGCAGCGCCGTCGGCCGCTACAGACAACGGTTTGAAGAAAATCTGCGCCGCTATCGCGAGGCGCAGGAGGTGGCGGGGCAATGGGTCGCGGCGTTCCGCGCCGACCCGGACGGCGACGTCGGGCGGCTGCTTGCGGAGATGCTCAAGACGCTCGCCTTCGCGTCGATGGCGGATCGCGAGAGCGCGGATCCGCGCGACATCCATTTCCTCGCCCGCGCGATCCGCGACCTCGCGAGCTCCGACCAGGTGCGGGCGCGGCTCGAGGCGGAGCTGCGCGCCGCGGCGCAGCGGCGCGCCGAGGCGGCGGTGGCGGCGATCGAGGCCGAGGCGGAGACGCGCCGCCTGTCGCCCGAGGTGCTGGCGCACATCCGCCAGCAGATCTACGGGATTGTCGATCCGCCGCGCGCGGAGGCGGCATGAGGCGGCGCGTGGAGCGGCTGTCGGCCGATGCGGTCGGCGTCAGCGGCACGGCGCTCGGCGTGCGGCTGTGGCTCGAGCTGCGCGGGCAGCGCGGCCGCACCGAGGTGGCGGTGCTGCTCGACGAGGCCGAGACCGAGGCGCTGCGCGAGGCGCTGGTCACGGCGACGGCGCTCAGCCGCAGCCTGGCCGAGCCGGGACGGGTGGGCCATGCCTGACGCGTCAGTGGAGTCCCCCGCGATCCCGCTCTACGCCTATCAGCGGCGGTGGCTGGCGGACCGCAGCAAGTTCAAGATAGGCATGTTTGCGCGCCAGACCGGCAAGACGTTCACGACGACGCTGGAGATCGTCGACTCCTGCCTGCGCGCCCTGGCCGAGGGCAGCCGCGAGCGCTGGGTGATCCTGAGCCGCGGCGAGCGCCAGGCGAAGGAGGCGATGGACGAGGGCGTGAAGCGCCACGCCCAGGCCTACGGGGTGGCGCTGGAGGCCGAGGAGTACGATTGGGTCGGCGCCGAGACGCGCGTGCGCGCGCTGGAGGTGGCGCTGCCCGGCGGCAGCCGCATCACCGCGCTGCCGGCCAATCCCGACACCGCCCGCGGGTTCTCCGCGCACGTGTTCCTCGATGAGTTCGCCTATCACCAGGACAGCCGGGCGATCTGGCGCGCGCTGTTCCCGGTGGTGTCGCGGCCCGAACTCAGGCTGCGGATCACCTCGACGCCGAACGGGCGGGGCAACGTGTTCTACGACCTGATGTGCGGCGGCGATCCGATCTGGTCGCGTCACGTGGTGACGATTTACGACGCGGTGGCGGACGGGCTGCCGCGCGACATCGAGGCGCTGAAGCGCGCGCTGCGCGACCCCGACGCCTGGGCGCAGGAGTACGAGTGCGCGTTCCTCGACGAGGCCTCGTCCTGGCTGCCCTACGCGCTGATCGACCAGGTGCAGCACGAGGAGGCGGGCCAGCCGGCGCTCTATGCCGGCGGCCCGTGCTACGTCGGCGTGGATATCGCGGCGCGGCGCGACCTGTTCGTCCTCGTGGTGCTCGAGGAGGCCGGCGACGTGCTGTGGCTGCGCGAGATGGTCGCCGGGCGGCGCCTGCGCTTCGCCGACCAGGCCGCGGAGCTCGACCGGGTCATGGAGACCTACCGCGTGCGGCGTGTGTGCATGGACCAGACCGGGATGGGCGAGATGCCGGTGGAGGACGCGCAGGCACGGCACGGCGCGCTCAGGATCGAGGGCGTGCTGTTCACGGCGGCGGTGAAGCACCGCCTGGCGACGCTCGCGAAACGGCGCTTCGAGGCCCGCGCGTTGCGCATCCCGCCAGACCCGGATCTGCGGCGCGACCTGCATGCGCTGAAGCAGGCCGTGGGCGCGACCGGCGTGCCGCGTTTCGTGGTGGACGGCGACACCGACGGCCACGCCGACCGGGCCTGGGCGCTGTTCCTGGCGCTGGCGGCGGCCGAGCGGCCGGCGGCGCCGATCGAGCATCGCGCGGCGGGGATGCCGCGTGTGGCGGCGCGGCTCGACGACTACGTGGGGGCGTGAGAGGAGACCGAGATGGCGGTGCAATATTCCGTCGCGGTGCGCAATGCGCGGCTGGACGCGATCGAGACGACGATCGGTACGGCGCCGACGCTGGAGATCCGCACCGGCCTGCCGCCCGCCGACTGCGCGGCCGCCGATGCGGGGACTGTGCTGTGCAGCATGACCCTGCCGTCAGACTGGATGGCGGCGGCGGTCAACGGCAGCAAGAGCATGTCCGGCACCTGGCAGGACGGGAGCGCCGACGCCTCCGGCCGTGCCGCGCATTTCCGGATCAAGGCGGGCTCGACCTGCCATATCCAGGGCATCGTGAGCGAGGCGTGGGTGGCGTCGAAGGCCTATGTCGCCAACGACCACGTCACCAACGACGGCGGCAAGCTCTATCGCTGCACCAGTGGCGGTACCTCCGCCTCGTCCGGCGGGCCCACTGGCACGGGATCCTCGATCACCGATGGCACGGTGACCTGGCAGTATCTGGAGCCGGCGGCGCAGATGACGATCCAGAACATCGTCGTGAACGCGGGCCAGCAGGTCACGGTCACGTCGTTCGTGCTCACTGCGGGGAACGCCTGACGATGCGGGCGTCTGCGATCGCGCTGGAGGTGCGCGGCGGCGACCAGGCGCCTGCGCGCGTCGTGCCGTGACCGCGCTGGCCGACGTCGCGGCGCAGGCGCGCCGGCTGATCGCGGCCGGAATGCGCCCGACCGCAGGCGAGTGGATGCGCGCGCAGTGGTGTCTGTTCGAGTTGCTGCACTGGCGCGAGCGCGCGCGTCGCGTGCACGCGCGGCACGCGATCACCGGGCGCATGGTCGACGCCGCGGCCGAGCTGCGTCGCCTGGGCTGGACCTGGGACGAGATTGCCGGCCTGTGGCCCGCGGTGGATCGCGACGAGCTGCGCGCGCGGCACCGCGCCGCGTTGGTGTCGCAGGCGCGGACGGAGCGGGCGCGGCATGCGCCGACGCGGCCGCGCGAGCGGCTGGCGCGGCTGGCCGCGCGCCTGCTGCTGGCGGGCGAGCAGGTCGGGGCCGTGGCGGAGCTGCTGGGCGTGCCGGCCTCGACGGTGGTCGCGGCCGTCCGGCAGCACGAGCCCGCGGTGGCGGCGCGGTGCTGGCCGCGCACCGTCTGCGTCGGCGTGGCAGTGGAGGACTAACCATGGCGAGCACCCCCAACTACGCCGGCACCCCGCGCGCGGGCGTGGCGGTGATTGCGACCGCGAACGCCAACCGTGACGGCACGGGCACGCTCGGCACCGTGCTGACAGCGGGATCGTCCGGATCGCGCGTGGACACGATCGTCGTCCAGGCGACCGGCACCACCACCGCCGGCCTGGTGCGGCTGTTCCTCCACGACGGCACGTCCGCGCGGCTGTGGCGCGAGGTGGAGGTCGGCGCGGTGACGCCCTCAGGCACGGTGGCCGCGTGGCGCTCGGAGCTCGCGCTTGACCCGCCGCTGCTGCTCCCACCGAGCTGGTCGCTGCGCGCGAGCACGCACAACGCCGAGACGTTCGTTGTGATCGCGCTGGGCGCGGACTTCTGAGATGGCACGTAACGCCGGCACGCCTGGCTATCCGCCGCTCGACCCGGCGCACGATCGGCACCCGCTGCGCCGCCTCGCGCGCGATGGCGCGGCCACGGGCCAGGCGTTGAAGTGGAACGGCACCTCCTGGGCGCCGGGGGCGGATCAGGCAGGCGGCGGTGGAGGCGATCCGTGGCCGCCGGGCGATGTGGTCGAGCAGACCGACTGCTTCGCGCCGTTGATCTATTCAGGACACACCAGTGGCACCGGCGCGGCGGCGGAGTTCGGCAACAACTCCTATTCGGTGACCTCGCCGCTACGTGCGTTTGGCATTTTGCGCCTGTCGACAGGCACAACGACGAGTGGCATGGCACGTATCGCTCTTGGCTCGGCCAACACTGCGGCCTGGGAATTGTACTACGCCAACGACGGACGGGAGCGGCGCGTGCGGTGTCGACTGCATCCGGGCGCGGTGCCAGATGGCACTGATGCCTACAACGTGCGTGTCGGCTTCATCGAGAGGATGGACGGCACCAGCCATCGCATCGCTGCGGTGTTCGGATCGGCCTACACGACCACGAACCGCTGGTATCTTCAGACGCGGAGGAACGGGACCGAAACGCTGGTTGACAGCGGTGTCGATGTGTCCACCACAACGTTCCAGAATGTCGAGGTCATCGTTCCGGCAGCAGGCGGAACCGCGCAACTCTGGATCGACGGCACGCAAGTCGCGACGAGCAACACCAACGTGCCGACTGACGTCGGGTTCCGCGGCACTGTCATGGCCGAGATCCAGAAGAGCGCTGGCACCTCCGCGCGCGAGTTGTGGGTCGACACGTTCGGCCACGTAGTCAGAGGCAGGCCATGACGCGCTACGTTGACATTGTCCTCGTGCACGACGGCGAGACTGGTGCGGCAGGCGTGCCAGCGCGCTGCATCGAGCACGACGGCTCGCGTCCGCTCGGCGTCGGAGAGACGCGACTGACGGTCGACGAGTATCGCGCGCTGGAAGCGACGTGGCGCGCAGAGCAGGAGGCGTGGCTTGCAGCACATCCGCCATCTCCTGCGCACGAGGTGCTTGCGCCGCTGCCGCGTCTTGCGTTCATCTCAATGATAGAGGACGGACTCGGACTTGCCTACGATGACATGCCGATGCTGGTTGACATGTATGTCTCCGATCCGGCGACGGCACGGCGTATCACACGCGCGCTGCGGCACGCGGTGGAGTTCGATCCGGAAGCGGAGCCTATCGAGGGCGTAGGTGCGATCCGCTGGCTGGCACGTCGACTGGGCGTGACCGACGCACAGTTCGTCGCGCTCTGGCGCGCGGCGGGAGGGTGAGGTGACCTGGTACCTCCGCGGCTGGTACGAGTCGGGCTGGTACGAGGCCGGGCCCGCGACGTCCGGCCTGGCCGCGTCGCTCGCCGCGACGGAGGCCGGCGACACGCTCGCCGCGGCCGCGAGCGTTGCCGTGACGGCGTCGCTCGCCGTGACCGAGGCCGACGACACGCTGACCGCGGCCGCGGGCGTCGCGCTGACCGTATCGCTCGCGGTCACGGAGGCCGGCGACACGCTGACCGCGGCCGCGGGCGTCGCGCTGACCGTATCGCTCGCGGTCACGGAGGCCGGCGACACGCTGACCGCGGCCGCGGGCGTCGCGCTGGCCGCGGTGCTGGCCGCGACCGAAACCGACGATACGCTGGCCGCGACGGTCTCGCTCGCCGAGGGGCTGACGGCGTCGCTCGCCGTGACCGAGGCTGACGACACGCTGACCGCGGCCGCGGGCGTCGCCCTGGCCGCGTCGTTCACGGTGACGGAAGCCGACGACACCCTGGCCGCGGCCGCCGGCGCCGCGCTGACCGTATCGCTCGCGGTGACAGAGGCGGACGATGCGCTGGCCGCGGCGACGCTGATGCCGGGCGACGCCCTGCCGCCGCCGTGGCGCCTGGCGCGCCCGCGCCGGCCGGTCCGGCGCGTCCGACCGGCGGCGCCGCGCCGCATCGCGAGGCTCGCCGCGTGAGCCTCGCCACGCACCGTCTGGCGTCGCTCGCCCCCGGCGCCACGCTCGATTACGGCGTGGACGCGGCGGATCTGCTCGCCGGGCTGGACGACACGCTCGCCTCCGTGGACTGGGAGGTGCCGGCGGGGCTCACCGCCGGCCCGCAGGGCGGCGGCGGCGCGGTGCGCACGATCTGGCTCACCGGCGTGACGCCCGGGGCGTATCGCGTCGTCGCGTGGCTGAACACCGCCGGCGGGCGCCGCCTGCCGGTCGTGCTGCTGATCGACGTGCTGACGCCGTAGGAGATGCCGATGGCGAGGCCCCCGGAGGAGCTCAGGCGCGAGATCGCGGCGATCGGCACCGATCCCCAGCGCTGGCTCTACGGCAACCGGATCGCGCCGGACGATGCGACGCTCGCCAGCCGCGGCCAGGGCAAGGGCGTGGGCTGGTACGACGAGCTTGAGCGCGACGGCCAGGTGTTCGCCGTGCTGCAGAAGCGGCGCGCCGCACTGATCGGCCGCCCTTGGGAGGTCGAGCCGGCCGACGAGACCGCGGCCGCGGCGCGCGCGGCCGAGCTCGTGCGCACGCAGCTCAATCGGCTCGGGATGGAGCGGCTGATCGAGGATCTGCTCGGCGCGCTGCTGCGCGGCGTGGCGATCGTCGAGCTGATCTGGGACGCGACGGGCGACGGCATCGCGCCCATCGCCGCGCGGGCCCGCGATCCGGGCCGTTTCGCGTTCGAAAGCATCACGGGCGGCGCCGGCCGGACGGACTACGCGCTGCGCGTGCTGACGCGCGCGCGGCCGGTGGACGGCGAGCCGGCGCCCGCCCGGAAATTCCTCGTGCACCGCTTCGGCAGCCGCTACGACAACCCCTGGGGCCTCGGCCTCGGGCACCGGCTGTTCTGGCCCTGCTTCTTCAAGCGCCAGGGTGTGGGGTTCTGGCTCGGCGCGATCGAAAAGTTCGGCCAGCCCACCGGTCTCGGCCGCTACCCGCCCGGCACGCCGGAGGCGGAGCAGAAGCGCCTGCTCGACGCGCTGCGGGCGATCGCGACCGATGCCGGGGTGGTGATCCCCGAGGGGATGTCGATCGAGCTGATCGAGGCCAAGCGCAGCGGCACGTTCGACAGCTACGAGAGGCTCGCGCGCTACATGGACGAGGAGATCGCGCGGATTGTGCTCGGCGAGACGCTCACCACCGCGGTGGGCGACAGCGGCAGCCGCGCGCTCGGCGCGATACACAATGAGGTGCGGCTCGAGATCACCCGCGCGGACGCAGACCAGCTCTCGCGCACGCTCAACGCCACGCTGGTGCGCTGGATCGTCGAGCTCAATCTGCCGTCTGCCCCGGCGCCGCGGCTCTGGTGGGACGTCTCGGAGCCGCAGGATCTTGCGGCGCTCGCCGCGCGCGACGAGGCGCTGGCGCGGATCGGCTACCGCCCGACGCTCGACCGCATCACGCAGGTCTATGGCGAGGGATACGAGGCGGTCCCGCCGCGCGCGGCAGGAGAGGCCGCGGCGCTGTTCCGCGAGGCCGCGGCCGCGCCGCGCGACACCGAGGCGGTGCGGCTGATGGCGGACCGGATGGCGCTCGAGGCCGACGCGCCGTGGGAGGCGATCCTCGAGCGGGTGCGTCAGATCGTGGGCGAGGCGACCAGCCTGGAGGACCTGCGGCAGCGCCTGCTCGAGGCGTTCGCCGCGCTGCCGCGCGAGCGGCTCGGCGAGGTGTTGGCGATGGGGCTGACCGCGGCCGAGCTCGCCGGCCGGTTCGACGCGTCGGGACGCTGATGGCGGTCGCGGCCGACCCTGAGCTGCGCGGCGTGTTGCGCCGCCCCTTCGCGGAGCAGGTGGCGTATTTCCGCGGCAAGCTCGGCAATCTCATTCCCACCACCACCTGGCGCGACGTGCTGCGCGAGGGCCACGATGCGGGGTTCATGGTCGCCGGCGCGCAGAGCGCCGACCTGCTCGCTGATCTGGCGGCGGCGGTGGATCGCGCCATCACCGACGGCGAGAGCCTCGATGCGTTCCGCGCGCGCTTCGACGAGATCGTCGCGCGCAACGGCTGGACAGGCTGGACCGGCGAGGGCTCGCGGGCGGGTCGGGCGTGGCGGACGCGCACGATCTACCGGACGAACCTGCTGACGTCCTACGCCGCCGGACGCCACGCGCAGCTGCAGGCCTTTCCCATCTGGATCTACCGCCACGGCGGGTCGCGCGAGCCGCGGCCCGAGCACCTGGCGTGGGACGGGCTGGCGCTGCCGCGCGAGCACCCGTTCTGGCGCGCGCACTACCCGCCCTCGGCCTGGGGCTGCTCCTGCTACGTGGTCGGCGCGGCCTCGGCCGAGGCGGCGCGGCGGCTGGGCGGCGACCCGGGCCGGCAGCCGCCGCCGGGCTGGGACGTGCGGCGGACGGACGGCACCCTGCCGGGCGTCGACGAGGGGTGGGACTATGCGCCGGGCGCGTCGGTCGCGGCGCGCACGGCGGAGGCGGCGGCGCGCAAGACCGTCGCCTGGCCCTACGAGATCGGCAAGGCGTTCCAGCAGGCGGTGCCGGAGGCGCAGCGCGACGCGCTGGCGGAGGCGATCCGCCGCCAGCCGGAGACGGGCGAGGCACTGCGGCGCTTCGCCGAGGCGGTGCTCGGGGAGCGCCGCGGCCAGCCGATCGCGCCGCGCGGCGAGGGCTACGTCACGCTCGGGCTGCTGACGCGCGCGCAGAGTGAGCGCGCCGCGCGGTTGACGGGCGTGGAGGCGATCGCGGCCGAGCTGTGGGACTGGACAGTGGATGCGTCAGCGATCCGGCACGTGGCGCGCGAGCATGGCGGCAGCGCCGAGGCTTTACGCGGCCAGGTGCCGGTGGCGGCCGAGGATTACGCGACGCTGCCGATGCTGGTGTCGCGCGGCGCGGCACGGCGGGTCGACGACGGGGGACGCAGCCTGGTCCGGATCGAGATGGTGCGCGACGGAATCCTGTATGTGGCGCTGTTCGAGCCACGGGTCCGGCGGCGGATGCTGGCGCTGGTCACGTTGTGGAAGCGTCGCGCCCCGGATCCTCAACGCCCGTGACGCACCGCGTTATGAGCGCGGCGGATCCATGCTCGCGCCGCTTCCGACATGATGGTAGGACGGCCCGATGATCACGATCAAGCTCGGGGTGGAAGAGGATGCGATCCGCACAGCGCTGCGGCGCGTGCTGGACGCCACCGGCGACCTCACGCCGGTCATGCGCGAGATCGGCGAGGCGCTGGTCGAGAGCACGCGCGCGCGCTTCCGCCTCGGGCGCGCGCCGGACGGCACGCCCTGGGCGCCCAACAGCCCGGTGACGGTCGCGCGTTTCTTGGATCGCTACGCCGGCGCGCGCCGCAAGGACGGGCGCGGGTTGACGAAGCGGGGCCAGCACTTGGCCGCGGCGAAGCGCCCGCTGATCGGCGAGAGCCGCGCGCTGTCGACGCAGATTGCGTATCGGGCAAATGCGCGCTCGGTCGAGGTCGGCTCGCCGATGGTCTATGCGGCGACGCAGCAGTTCGGCGCGGTTCAGGGTGCCTTCGGGGCGACGCGGCGGGGCGCGCCGATCCCGTGGGGGACGATCCCGGCGCGCCCCTTCCTCGGGCTCTCGCGCGAGGACACGGCGGTGATCCTCGACCTGATCGGGGAGCACCTGAGGCGGGCGGCGCGGGGCTGATCGCCGCCGCGCCGAACCACCGCCCCAGGACATGCCGATTAAGAGCGATTAAGCATACCTAAGAGCGGCCTCTGAGGAGCAGCCGGTAGGTGGGGTGCGGCCAGCGGCACACCCCACTCAGCGACGATCCTAGGGGCTCGCAGGCAGGAGCCTGCCGACCGCCGCGGCGGCCTTCGCAAGCAGTGGCTCGAGATCGGCCGGCGGCGGGTCGGTCCACACCGCCTGGCAGAGCGTGTCAGCCTGTTGGCGCGTCCGGGCGGCCGCTAGCGTGCCGCGCGATGGACACGACCGCCACTCTGCCCGTGCTCGAGGTGTTTCGCGCCGGCACGCACACCGACGCCGCCGGGCGGCGCGTGACGATCTCGCCCGAGGATCTGCGTGCGATCGCCGAGGCCTACGATCCGGCGCTGCACGAGGCGCCGATCGTGATCGGCCACCCGGCCGACGACGCGCCCGCCTATGGCTGGGTGCGGCGGCTCAGGGTCGAGAGCGACCGGCTGCTCGCCGAGCCCGACCAGGTCGAGCCGCAGTTCGCCGAGCTGGTGCGTGACGGCCGCTTCAAGAAGATTTCGGTCGCGTTCTACGGCCCCGACGCGCCCGGCAATCCGAGGCGCGGCAGCTGGTATCTGCGTCACGTCGGGTTCCTCGGCGCGCAGCCGCCGGCGGTGAGGGGGCTGCGCGCCGTGCAGTTCGCGGGCGGCGATGAGGGTGTGAGCGTGTTCGGCGAGGCCGCGTCGCTCTCGCTCGCCGCGCGTCTGTTCCGCTCGCTGCGCGAGCTCGTGCTGGCGCAGTTCGGCCAGGAGGCCGCGGACCGCGCCCTGCCGGCCGAGACGATCGAGGCGATCGCCGAGACCGTGCCCGCCGAGGCGCGGCCCGCGCCGGCCTTCGCCGAACCCACCACGCAGGAGACCGTGATGCCGGATCCGACAGAGGACCGCGCGGCCGAGTTCGCCGAGCGCGAGCGCGCGCTTGCCGCGCGCGAGAAGGAGATCGCCGCGCGCGAGGCGGCGCTGGCAGAGGCCGAGCGCGCGCGCCGCGCCGCCGAGGATGCCGCCTTCGTCGAGCGCCTGGTGCGCGAGGCGCGGCTGCCGGTCGAATGCCGGCCGATCGCCGCGGCGCTGCTGCGCGAGCTGGACGCCAGCGAGACGGTCGAGTTCGCCGAGCTCGGCCGGACCTCACGGCACCAGGCCCTGCGCGCCCTGCTCGAGCGGCTGCCGCCGCGCGTCACGTTCGGCGAGGTCGCCGGCGACGGGCCGCGCGCGGCCGACCCGACCGACGTCCGGTCGATCGAGGCCGCGGCCGACGCGCTGGTGAGAGCGCGCGCCGAGGCAGGCCAGACGATCTCGTTCCGCGAGGCCGTGCGCCTCGTCACTGGGGAGCAGCGGGCATGAGCGTCACACCGACACTGATCCGCAACTTTACCGCTGGCACGGGCGGCGTCCGCTACGCCCGCCTGGTGCGCCTCGGCACGGCCGACGGCCAGGTGGTCGAGGCCACCGCCGCGACCGACGTGATCCTCGGCGTGTCGGTGCAGCCTGGCACCGCTGCGGATGGCCAGCGCTGCGACGTCGCTCTCGCCGGCGTGGCCGAGGTCGTGGCGGGCGGCACCATCTCGCGGGGCGCGTGGGTCACCGCAACGACAGGCGGCGCGGCAGTGGCCGCAGCGCCCGCCGCCGGCACCAACAACAACGTGCTCGGCATCGCGCTCACCGACGCGGTGTCGGGCGACATCATCCCCGTGCTGCTCGCGCAGCACCGCCTGCAGGGCTGAGGAGGCATCTGATCCATGGCCAACGCCCCGTTCCCGATCCAGCCCGCGCTGACCGCGGTCGCCGTCCGCTATCGCAACGGCGCGATGATCGCCGACCAGGTGCTGCCGCGCGTGCCGGTGGCGGCGCAGGAGTTCAAGTACTTCACCTACACCCTCGCGGACGGCTTCACCCTGCCCGACACCAAGGTCGGCCGGCGCTCGAAGCCGAACGAGGTGGAGTTCGCTGCCACCGAGACCGCGGGTATCTGCTGGGACTACGGCCTCGATGACCCGATCCCTCAGGCCGACCTGGACAACGCGCCGGCCAACCTCGATCCGCGCGGCCGAGCGGTCGAGGCGCTCGCCGACCTGATCGCGCTCGACCGCGAAGTGCGCGTCGCCAACCTGGTGTTCAACCTCAACACCTATCCCGCGGCTAACCGCGTCACGTTGTCGGGCGCCTCGCAGTGGTCGGACTTCACCAACTCAAGCCCGATCGACGCGATCCTGACCGCGCTCGATTCGATGGTCATGCGCGCCAACGTCGCGATCTTCGGCCAGGCGGTGTGGACCAAGCTGCGCCAGCACCCGCGCGTCGTGCAGGCGGTGTACGGCACGGCGCAGACTGCCGGCGTCGTGAACCGCCAGCAGGTGGCGGAGCTGCTCGAGCTGGACGAGATCCTGGTCGGGCAGGGCTTCGTCAACAGCGCCAAACGCGGCCAGACGCCGACGCTCACCCGCGTTTGGGGCAAGCATGCGGCGCTGATCCATCGCGACGGCATGGCCGACACGCGCGGCAACCGCACCACCTTCGGGTTTACGGCCCAGTTCGGTGATCGTGTGGCCGGCTCGATCGCCGACCCTCACATCGGCATGCGCGGCGGCGAGCGCATCCGTGTCGGCGAGTCGGTCGCGGAGGTCATCTGCGCGCCGGATCTCGGATATTTCTTCCAGAACGCGGTCGCATGATCCGCGTGCGCTCCGCCAACCGCATCGCGCACGACGGTGTCGTGTACGAGGAGGGCGCGACGTTCAGCCTGCCTGCCGAGGCCGCGGCCGCGCTGGTCGCCTGCGGCGCCGCCGTGGTGGTCGCCGATGCGCCGGAGGCGGCGGAGCCGGACGGCAACGCGGAGGATGCATCGCCCGCGCGCAGGCGCCGCCGCTGAGCCATGGCCTACGCCACGCTCGACGATCTGGAGACACGCTTCGGCCGCGACGAGCTCGCCGAGCGCACCGATCGCGCGGGCGGCGACGTGATTGACGCCGCGGTGGTGGCGCGCGCGCTCGACGATGCGTCGACGCAGATCGACCTCTACCTCGCCGGGCGCTACGCCGTGCCCGTCACACCGCCGCCGGCGCAGCTCGTGCAGCTCGCCTGCGACATCGCGCGCTACCGGTTGTGGCAGCCCGCGCCCTCGGAGGGCGTGCGGCAGGGCTACGAGGACGCGATCCGCACGCTGCGCGACCTCGCCGAGGGCCGCGCCGTGCTGGCCGGCGCCGCCGCGCCCGCGACGCCGGCGGCCGGCGGGCCGGTGCGCATCGACAGCCCGGGCCGCGTGTTCGCGCGCGACCAGCTGCAGGACTACACCGCGTGATCGAGGCGATCCGCTCCCGGCTCGCCGAGATGGACCCGCCGCTCTTGCGGACGATCGACAGCGCGGCCGAGTACGCGGCGCTCGAGGCACCGCCGCCCGCCGCGCGCTGCCCGGCCGCCTACGTGATCGAGCTCGCCGACGAGGCCGAGCCGAACGGCCTCGCCACCGGCGGGGTGCGTCAGCGTCTCGCCGAGCGGATCGCCGTCGTGCTCGTGGTCGCGAGCGCGCGCGACGGCCGCGGCGCCGCCGCCGCAGCCACCCTCCGCCCGGTCCGCCACGGCGTGCGCGCGCAGCTCGTGGGCTGGGCGCCGGACGAGGCGCACGAACCGCTGACCTATCTCTCCGGCGCGCTCGTGGGCGCAGAGCGCGGCTACGTCGTCTGGCAGGACCAGTTCCTCACCCGCTCCGTGCTGAGAGGCCCCTGAGATGGCTCTGACGCGCCGCGTGGCCCTGCTGGCCAAGGTCGAGACCACCTACGGCACCGACGCCGCGCCGACCGGCGCGAACGACGCGGTGCTGCTGCAGGAGGCCGAGATCACGCCGATGGAGGCGGAGCGGATCGAGCGGCCCATCATCCGCCCGTTCCTCGGCGCACGGCCGTTCGTCCTCGCCGGCAAGCGCGTGCAGGTGCGCGCGAGCGTCGATCTCGCCGGCGCCGGCAGCGCCGGCAGCGTGCCCGCCTACGGGCCGCTGCTGCGCGGCTGCGGCATGGCGCAGGCGGTCGAGGCGGACGTTGACGTGGAGTACGCGCCGCGCTCGGACGGGGGCGAGAGCCTGACGCTCGTGTGGAACGCGGACGGCACGCAGCACAAGGCGCTCGGCGCGCGCGGCACCTGGTCGGTCGAGCTGCGCGCGAACTCGTTCCCGCGCCTCGCCGTCGAGTACACCGGTCTCTACGTCGCGCCGACCGCGGTCGCCCTGCCCGCGGTGACGCTGACGGCCTGGCGCGACCCGCGCCCGGTGGGCTTCACCGACACGCCGGTGCTGACGATCGACGGCTACCAGGTGGCGGCCGAGGCTTTCAGCTACAGCCACGGCGCCACGGTCAGTTTCCGCGATCTGGTCGGGCGGCGCGAGGTCACGATCACCGCACGCACGCCGACCGCCAGCGTGTCGATCGAGGCGCCGGCGCTCAGCGCGAAGAACTTCTTCGCGCTCGCCGATGCGCAGACGCCGGTGGCGGTGACGGTGCAGCACGGCGCCGCCGCCGGCGCGATCGCGGAGATCACGCTGCCGCAGGCGCAGATCCTCAACCCGCGCTACCGCGACAGCGACGGCGTGCTGATGCTCGATCTCGACCTCGTGCCGCTGCCGACCACGGCCGGCGACGACGAGGTGCTGCTGCGCATTCGCTGAGGAGGTGCCGTGTTCGTTCTGGCGAGGGAATGCACCTTCACCTGGCCCGTCTCTGTGCTCGTGCCCGGCTCCGGCCGGCACGAGGCGAAACGGTTTGACGCACACTTCCGTGTCGTGCCGGCTGCGCGCGCCGCCGAGCTGATGGGGCCGGAGCGCGCGCCGCTGCCGCTGTTGCGCGAGGCCTTGATCGGCTGGCAGGGCGTGGTGGACGAGCAGGGCCAGGCCGTGCCGTTTTCGGCTGCGGCGCGCGATGCGCTGCTCGACCACCCCTTCGTCCTGGTCGCGGTGGCGCGAGCCTACGCCGATGCGATGGCGGGCGGGGCGGCGGAAAAAAACTGAGGGACGTCGCGCGGCGCTGGGCCGATCCGCGCGGCGGCGGTGACGCGGTGGCGCGGCTCGACGAGATGGCGTCGCTCGGCGCGACGCCGCAGGCGCTGGCGGAGGCGCGTGCCCGTGCGCCGGCCGCACTGGAGGTGTGGCCGCAGAACTGGCCCGCCGTGAGGTTGTTTTTGGCGATGCAGACGCAGTGGCGCCGCGCTGGCATGACGGGCGTGCCGACGGGGCTCGACTACGCGGCGCTGCCGGTCGCCGCGCGCGCGCTGCGGCTGAGGCTGACCGGCGACGTTCTACGCCGCCTCCAGGTGATCGAGGCCGAGGCGCTGGCGGCGCTGGCGGAGGCGCGCGCGTGAGCGACCTGGCCGTCCGCCTGGTCCTGACCGCCGACGGCCGCGCGCTGCGCACCGAGATTGTCGGCGCGAGCCGCGAGGTGGAGGCGTTCGCCTCGCGGCTCGAACAGGGCGGAGTGCGCGTGCAGCGCTCGGCCGTGCAGGCGGGCGAGGCGCTCCAGCGCATCGGCCAGAGCGCCGCGGTGGCCGGGCGCCAGGTCGAGGCGGCGATGACCGCGGCCGCATCGCCGGCGGTGGCGCGGCTGCGCGCGAACCTGGGCCAGGTCGGGTTCCAGCTCGGGGATTTCATCACCCAGGTCCAGGCCGGCGGCAACGCGTTCACGGCGTTCGCGCAGCAGGGCGGCCAGCTCGCGGGGCTGCTGGCCGGCGGCCTCGCCGGGCTCGCGGTGCAGCTCGGCGCGGTTGCCGCGCAGATGCTGTTCGCGCAGCGTTCGACCGAGAGTGCCGCGGCGGCGGAGCGCGGGTTCGGCGCCGCCGCCGAGGCCGTCAACCGCGTGCTCACCACACGCGAGGAGCGGGCACGGCGCGCGGCGGAGGCCACGCTCGACCTCGCCATCCGCACGGCGCAGGCGCGGCTCGAGGGCCTGCGCGCGGCGCAGGCGGATGCCGAGTTGCGCCGCGCCAACGTTCTGCGCAGCCTCGGCGGGCTGGAGCGCGATCTCGAGGAGGCGTCGCCGCGCAACCGGCCCGGCGTGCAGAGCGACATCGACGAGGCGCGGCGCGAGCTCGAGAAGCTCGACGGCCTGCTGCGCATCCAGGGCAACCTCCTGCGCGACGCGGAGCGGCAGCTCGCCGACATCACGCGGACGGGCACGCGCAACCTCGTCGACGCGGTCGGCGGGCGCCGTCGCGACGGCGACCTCGACCCATTCGCGCGGCTGAAGGAGGCGGCGCGGCGGCTGGAGGAGGAGCTGCGCACGCCGCTCGACCGGTATCTCGACAGCGTGCAGCGCCTGCAGAACTTGTTCCAGGCCGGGCTGATCTCGCAGGACCTGTTCTATCGCGGCCTGGCGCGAGCGTCCGAGGAGCTCGACCGCGCGCAACGCCGGGCCGAGGGCGCGGCCGACGGGGTGGGCGATCTCCAGCAGGCATTCGCGCGGCTCGAGGACTCGATCGAGGGTGTGGGGCGCAGCGCGGCCCAGGCGCTCGCCGACGCGCTGGTCGGGGTGCGCGCGCTCGAAGGCGGCGTGATGGGACTGATCCAGCGCCTGGCCTCCGACGTGCTGCGCAAATTGATCTACGACCAGATCACCGCGCCGCTGGCGCAAGCCGCGGGCGTGCTGCTGCGGTCGGGGCTGGTGTCGCTGTTCCGGCCGAGCCTGGGGCCGGTGAACTCGATCGACGCCGGCATCCCCGTCAGCGCGTTCCCGTTCCACAGCGGCGGCGTCGTCGGCCGCGAGGGCGGGGCTGCGCGCGCGGTGCCCGAGGCGCTGTTCGCCGTCGCCCCACGCCTGCACTCGGGCGGCTGGATACGGCCGGGCGAGGTGCCGGCGATCCTGCGACAGGGCGAGGGCGTGTTCACGCCCGAGCAGATGCGCGCGCTGGGGGCTCGCGGCGACGTGGTGATCAACGTGATCGACCAGCGCGGCGCCGGCGCCCCGCCGGTCGAGACGCGCGAGCGGCGCGGCGAGGACGGGCGGCGGGTGATCGACCTGATCGTGCGCGACGCGGTCAATCGCGGCATCGCCGACGGCGCCTTCGACCGCTCGATGGGCCTCGCCTACGGGCTCGCGCGCGCCGGGCTGAGGTGACGCGATGCCGACCTGGCCGGCCGGGCTCCCCGCGCACACCGAGATCGAGGGCTACCAGGAGACGCCGCCCACGCTCGCGCTGCGCAGCGCGATGGACGCTGGCCCCGCCAAAGTGCGCCGCCGCTTCTCCGCCGGCCCCACCGCCTGGCGCGGCACGATGCTGCTCACCCAGGCCCAGGCCGAGACGCTGCTGGCGTTCTGGCGCGAGACGCTCGCCGGCGGCGCGCTGGCGTTCGAGTGGGCGCATCCGCGCACCGGCGCGGCGGCGACCATGCGCTTCACTGCGCCGCCCGAGCTGCGCCACCAGGCCGAAGGGCTGTGGCGCGCGGAGCTCGCGCTGGAGATCCTCTGATGCCGCGCGCGCTCTCTCTCGCCGCCCGCCGGTCGCTCACCGCGCAGGAGACTGACGAGATCTGGCTCGTGTTGCTCACCATCAGCGCGCCGGGCCTCGCCGCGCCGATCCGCGTGGTCAACGACCGCGAGAACCTCACCAGCCGCGGCAACCTGTTCGTGGCATTCCCCTTCGAGATCGACCTGCCGGGCGACTCGGCCGAGGAGGTGCAGCGCGTGACGCTGCGCATCGACAACGTCGACCGCCAGATCGTCGCCGCGCTCAGGCTCGTGCAGACGCCGCCCACGGTGACGCTCGAGGTGGTGCGTCGCGCCGAGCCTGACCTCGTGGAGGCGGGCCCGTTCGTGCTCTCGCTTGCCGAGGCGCGCTACGACGCGCTGACGGTCGAGGGCGAGCTCGTGTTCGAGGACGTGCTGAACGCCGCCTTCCCGGCCGACACCTACAATCCGGCCGACTATCCGGGGCTGTTCTGATGTGCGAGCGGCCGATCGTGTCGCTGATGCGGCCTCCACAGTGGGTGCGCGACTACGTCGGCATCCCGTTCGCCGAACATGGCCGCACGCGCGAGGGCTGCGACTGCTGGGGCCTGGTGCGGCTGGTGCTCGGCGAGCGCTGGCGTGTGTGGCTGCCGTCCTTTGCAAGAGACTATCGCGATACCGAGGAGACGGACGCGATTGCGCGGACGATCATCGGCGAACAAGGCAAGGAGTGGCGCCGCATCTCCGGGCCGTTCTTCCGCGAGGGTGACGTGGCGCTGTTCCGCCTCGCCGGCCGGCCGGTGCATGTCGGGCTGATCGTCGGCTGGCCATGGATGCTGCACATCGAGCGCGGCATCGATGCCGCCTGCGACCGGATCGACGGACTGCGGTGGGCGCGGCGGCTCGACAGCGTCTGGCGCCACCCGGACCTGATCCCGTGACCCTGCGCGCGCTCGACCCGAGCCCGGCGCAGGAGGCGCTTGGTGTGCGCGTGCTCGCGCGCGCCCACCCGTTCTCCGCCGCCCGCACCGACACCGTGGCGGCAGCCGGGCTGACGATCGCGCAGATCGTCGCCGGCGCGGTGCCGGACCACGCGCTGTGGCCCTACGTCCACGTCACCGTGGCGCGCGGCGGGGGCGAGCCCGCGCCGGTGCCGCGCGCGGCGTGGGCGCGCGTGCGGCCGCGGCCGGGCGCGCTGGTGCGCTTGGTCGTCGTGCCGATGGGCGGCGGCGGGGGCGGCAAGAACCCGTTCCGGCTCGTGCTCTCGATTGCGGTGATCGCGGCCAGTTTCTTCCTCGGGCCGGCGCTGGGCGCGGCGCTCGGCCTTCCACAGGCGAGCACGCTGGGTGGGCTGCTCTCGACGCCGATCAATCTCGCCTCCGCCGTTGGCGGATTCATCATCACCACGGTGGGCACGCTGCTGATCAACGCTCTGGTGCCGCCGCCGAAGCCGCAGCTCTCGGCGCTGTCGCTGGGCGAGCGCACCTCGCCACAGCTCGCGCTGACGGGCGTCTCCAACCGCGCGAACCCCTACGGGCCGGTGCTGCGCGTCTATGGCCGGCACCGGGTGTTTCCGGTGCTCGCCGCGCGGACGATCTCGGAGGCGGAGGGCGACAAGCAGTATCTCAGAGCGCTCTTCGACTTCGGTTATGGGCCTCTCGACCTCTCCGACATCCGCATCGGCACGGTGCCGATCGAGCAGTTCGCGGGCGTGGAGCTGCAGATCCGGCCCGGCCGCGACGACGACCCGCCGCAGACCCTCTACCCGCAGACGGTGCGCGAGGACGGCTACTCGATGCGGCTGCGCTTCGGCGCCGCACAGGTGGTCGAGACGCGCGACGAGGCGCGCGAGGCGTTGATCGACCTCACCTTCCTCGGTCTCGTCACGTTCTCGACCGAGACCGGCGCGCGGCAGAACCGCACGGTCGAGGTCCGCTACGAGTACCGCCGGCTCGGCGACCCGGCCTGGACGCTGCACGCCGAGCGCGCCTACACCGCAGCGACCGACCAGCGCGTGGTGCGCGGCGAGCGCATCCCGTTCCCCGCTCCCGGCCGGTACGAGCTGCGCCTGACCCGCCTGACCGCCGACAGCACCTCGAGCTCGGTGCGCGACGATACCTACCTCACCGCGGTGCGCAGCGTGGCCGGTGACTACCCGATCCGCGCGCGCGGCCGCTGCCTGCTCGCGCTGCGCATCCAGGCGACCGACCAGCTCTCCGGCCAGCTCGACCAGGTGAACGCCGTGGCGCAGGCGCGCCTGCCGGTCTGGACCGGCTCGGCCTGGGTCGAGCAGCCGACCTCCAACCCGGCCTGGGCCTATCTCGACGTGCTGCGCGGCCGCGCCAACCGCCGGCCGATCGCCGCCGCCCAGCTCGACCTGCCCGCCTTCCTCGACTGGGCCACTGCCTGCGACGCCGCGCCGCCCGTGGGCGCGGGGCCGCGCTGGTCGTTCAACGCGGTGTACGATTTCCGCACCACGGTGTTCCAGGCGCTGTCAGACATCGCCGCCGCCGGCCGTGCCGCCTTCGCCATGCGGGACGGGCGGTTCTCAATCGTCCGCGACGTGCCGCAGACCGTGCCCATCCAGCATTTCTCTCCGCGGAACAGCCGCGGCTTCACCGGCCGGCGGGTGTTCCGCCGGCCCGCCCACGCGCTTGTCTGCCGATATATCGAGCCGGCGCGCGAGTGGTCGCAGCAGGAGGTGACCGTCTACGCCGACGGCTACGACGAGACGACCGCGACCGAGATCGAGACGATCGAGCGTTTCGGCTGCACCAACCGCGACCAGGCGTGGCGCGACACGCGCTACGACATGGCGGTGGCGCAGCTCCGGCCCGACACCTACCAGCTCACCACCGACATCGAGCACCTGATCTGCACCCGCGGCGACCTGGTGCGCGTGACCCACGACGTGCCGGCCTGGGGCGTCACTTCGGGCCGGATCGTGGCGGTGGCGACCGACAGTGCGGGCGACGTCACCGGGCTCACGCTCGACGAGCCGGTGCCGATGCAGGCGGGGCGCGCCTATGCCGTGCGCATCCGCCGCGCCGACGCCTCCTCGGTCGTGGCGACGCTCGTCACGCAGCCGGGCGAGCAGGCGACGGTGACGCTCGCGACGCCGATCCCCGCCGCCTCGGCGCCGCAGGCGGGCGACCTGGTGCTGGTGGGCGAGGCTGGGCGCGAGTCGGTCGAGCTGATCGTCAAGGAGATCAAGCCGGGGCCGGATCTCTCGGCCACCCTCACCATGATCGATGCCGCCCCTGCGGTGCACGCGGCCGAGACCGCGCCGATCCCGCCCTACGACCCGCAGGCGACCGACCCGCCCGTGGTGACGCGGCCCAGGCCGCGCGTGCCCCTGATCACCGAGATCTACTCGGACGGCCGGGCGCTCTGGCGCGCGGGGGACGGCACGCTGCTCGCCCGCATCGCCGTCACCGCCCGGCCCGACCCGCTCGACACCCTGCCTGGCCTCGCCCTGCAGCTCCGCTGGCGGCCGGAGGGCTCGGCCGAGGCCTGGCGGCTCGGCGCCGCGACCGCGTGGGCCGAGCGCTCGGCGCTCCACACCGAGCCGCTGGAGGAGGGCACGCGGCACGAGATCCAGGTGCGCGCCGTGACTGCGCTAGGCGAGACGGGGGACTGGACCGCGCCGGTGGTGCACGAGGTGGAGGGCGAGCGAGCGCCGCCACGCGACGTCGCGGGCTTCGTCATCGACGGCCGGACGCTGCGCTGGCAGGCGAACGACGAGCTGGATGTGGTCGGCTACCGCATCCGCTGGATCTGGGGCACCGAGCCGGCATGGGAGGCGGCGACGCCGGCGCATGACTGGCTGGTCACCGCCGCGCCGTTCACGCTCGCCCATACGCCTGCGGGCCAAATCGCTATCATGATCAAGGCGGTGGATCGCGGCGGGCGCGAGAGCGCCACCCCGGCGCTGATCATCACCGAGCTCGGCGACCCGCCGCTGCGGTTCGGCGCGGCGCGCATCGACTACCACGCCCTCGCGTTCCCCGGCACGCGGACGGACTGCGCGCTGGACGGCGGCGACCTCGCCGCTGACGCCGAACCGGGCGGGCCGATGTGGCTGAACGCTCTGGCGCTGATGTGGAGCGCGGACGCCACCACGGCGATGTGGGACGAGCCGGTCTGGCGGCCGATGACCTACCAGGACGTGGTGGAGTTCACCCCGCCGCTGCCGGTGGGGGCGCGCATCGTCGTCACCGCCGAGCTCCAGGGGGCACCGGCCCGGATCTGGTACCGCCGCCAGGCGCCGATGTGGACCGACGACGGGGCGGCGATGTGGACCGGCGACGCCACGCTGATGTGGAGCGCGCAGGCAGGCGATTGGCTGCCCTGGCCCGGATCGGTGGAGGCGGGCGCGCTCGACCTGCGCGTCGAGATCGGCGGCGGGGCGACGCGCGGGCGCATCCGTGCACTGGAGGCGACCCTCGACGTCGAGCCGATCGTCGAGACGTTCGCCGACGTGGCGCTCGCTGCCGCCGGCTCGCGCCTGGCGCTGACGCGCGACTACGTCGCGATCGGCGCGGTGGTGGTGACGCTCCAGGGCGCGACCTCGGCCCGCGGCGTGCGGGTGCTCGACAAGGACGTCACGCTCGGGCCGCTGATCCAGGCTGTGGACAGCGCCGGCAACGGCGTGGCGGCGAGCGTCGACGCGACGGTATACGGCTACTGAGGAGTGACCATGGCGACCCTGCCGAACAACGAAAGCTTCACGGGCTCAGGCGTCACCCAGGGGGGGTTCCGGACGGCGCTGAACAGCCTCCTGGACTATCTGCGCGAAAGCGTGGGCTCGGCTGGCGGCGCGGCGAACTGGCGCACGGCGCTGGGCCTCGGGGCGCTCGCCACACGAAACGACGTCACCGCCGCACAGATCGCGACGGGGGCGGTCAACGCAGAGAAGATCGCCGACGGTGCTGTCGAGACGGCTAAGTTAGCTGCCAATTCCGTGACTCTCGCGAAGATCGAAGCGACGACCCGGTCGGCGCTGGCGGTGCCACCCGGGACCGTGCTCGCGGTGGCGCGCAGTACGGCGCCAGACGGCTACCTCAAATGCAACGGAGCCGCGGTCAGCCGAACGACCTATGCGGCGCTGTTCGCCGCGATCGGCACGACGTGGGGCGCGGGCGATGGCAGCACGACGTTCAATCTGCCCGACCTGCGCGGCGAATTTCTGCGTGGCTGGGACGACGGGCGCGGCGTCGATGCGGGGCGCGCATTCGCCTCGAGCCAGGCGGGCGAGATCCAGAGCCACACCCATACGGCCAGCACAGGGTCGGCGGGCGCGCACAGCCACACCACGCCGACCGGTCTCGGCGTGGGCGCAGGATCGACCGGGTTGCCCTCTACCGGGAGCAACAACACAGCCAACGTCTCGAGCACCGATGGCGCGCACACGCACTCGGTGACGATCAACAACGCAGGCGGCAGCGAGACGCGGCCGCGCAACGTAGCGCTGCTCTACGTGATCAAGTTCTAGCGATGGCCAGTCAGACTCAGACGGTGTGGCAGACGGATAGCTACGGCGTGCTGATCGGTCCCTTGCAGGCCGACCCCTCGCCGCTGGAGCCCGGCGTCTACCTGGTGCCGGCGGGCTGCGTGACGGTCGCTCCGCCCGCGGTCTCCGAGGGGATGCGCGCGCGCTGGACCGTCTCGGGCTGGGTGGTCGAGCCTGTCCCGACGCCGCGCTGGCGACTGCTGCGCAGCACACTGATCGGCCGCCTGACCGACGAGGAGGCCGCGGCGCTCGATGCGGCCATCGCCGCCCTGCCGCCGAAGACGCGCCAGCGCTGGCTCGCGGCCCGCTGGCTCTGGTCGGACGATCCGGACGTGCTCGCCGCCGCCGCCGCCCTCGCCTGGGCGCCGGAGCGCGTCGCCGACCTTCTCGCGCCCGACCCCGATCCCGAGCTCGCCCTGATGCCTGCCGGCGCGGACTGACGTGTCAGCCTGACCGCTGTCGCCGCGCCGCGCCAGGATGCGCGCGAGGTGACCATGGCAGACGGCCGCAATCCGAAATTCGAGCGCTGCATCGCGATCGTGCTCCGGCACGAGGGCGGGTTCGTCGCCGACCCGCGCGACCCTGGCGGCGCGACCAACATGGGCATCACGCGCGCCACGCTCGCCGACTGGCGCGGCGGAGAGGTGACCGTCGACGACGTCCGCGCGCTTACCGAGACCGAGGCGCGCGAGATCTACCTGGCGCTCTACTGGAACCCGGTGCGGGGCGACGACCTGCCGCACGGCGTCGACCTGGCTGTGCTTGACTTCGCGGTGCACGCTGGTGTGCGGCGCGCCGCGCGTACGCTCCAGCACGTGCTCGGCGTGACGGAAGACGGCGTGATCGGCCGCGAGACCCTTGGCGCCGCCCGCCGCGCCGACCGCGCATCGGTGATCGACGGGCTATGCGATCTGCGCCTGCGCCACCTCCGGGGCCTGGCCCACTGGACCACCTACGCGCGCGGCTGGACCCGGCGCGTGGAGGAGGTGCGGGCCGCAGCGCACGAGATGGCGCGGCGCGGCCTGCCGCTGGCTGAGGCGGCGCGCACAGACACGGTTCGGGCCTCGACCGCGGCCGCGGCCTCCGTCGCCGGCGCCGCCGCGCTGATCCAGGAGATCGCCCCGGCCGTGCAGGCACTGGCGCCGGTCCTCGACCGGCTCGGGCCGGCGGGGCTCGTGGCGCTGGCCGCCGCGCTCGCCGTCGCGGGCGTGGTGATGTGGCGGAGGCGGCGCGCCTGATGCTGGGGTGGATTTTCTCTCCGTTCGGGCGGTGGCTGGGCGCGATCGCTGGAGCGCTCGCCGCGGTGGTCGCGATCTATGCGCGCGGCCGGGCGGACGCGCGGCGCGACGCCGAGCTGCGGGGGCGGCGCGCGGAAGAGCGGCGGCAGGAGATGGCGGATGAGGCGGCTCGCGACTATCGCAGCGGCGGCGGGGCTGCTGACAGGCTGCGCCACGGGCGCTTCTGACGTCCGCCCCTCCATGTGCGGGTGGGTGGTGGAGTATCCACCCGCGATGCAGGCGCGCGCGGCAGACGAGCTCGGCGCGCTGCCGGTGGGCTCCGCCCTGGCGCGGCTGCTCGAGGACTACGGCGAGCTGCGCGCCCGGATCCGCGCGGCCTGCGGGCGCGGAGGCTGACGATGGCGCGCATCACGCTCAGCCCGATCACGATCACACTCGCCGCCGAGGGCGGTGCGGCTGTCGAGCTCGATGCCGAGCTGATCCGCCGGGCGCGCGTTGGGATGGCCAGCCTCGGCGATCTCGCTGCGCTGCGCGCCGAGCTGCTCGCGGCGATCGCCGCCGGCGTCAACGTCTCGGTGGCCGCCGACCGGGGCCGGGTGGTGATCTCGGCGATCGGCTCGCCGGCAAGCTACGTGACGGTGGGGGGTGACCGCGAGCTCCGCGCTGAGGACAATGGGCGGGTGCTGGAGGTGGGCGGCGACGGCGCGGTGATCACGCTGGTGCCCGGTCTGCGCCGAGGTCACGCCTGCGTCGTCCGCCAGGTGGGCGACGGGCCGGCGGTGGTGCGCCGGGGGCTCGGAGTGCGCATCGAGCCGGCGGACCAGGACCTCCAGACCTCCGGCCGCTGGCAGGAGATCGCGGTCGAGTGCATCGCCGGTGACGCCGGCTCATCGACCGCCACCTATCTCGCGCGTCTGATCCCCGCCTAAGGGGCGTCTCAGGGGGCAGCTCAACGCGGCGCTGCTGCGCGTGATCGTAGGACCGTTGTCATTCCGATCCCGGTTCTACCAATTCCGAAATTCAGTGGCAGAATTTCCGGAATTTAGTGGCAAGCTACATTGGAGTGGAGGGTCG